TAAAAAAAATTTTACCATCTTTCTTCGAAAAGTTTCCCAATCCGAGTGCATTATTGCGGTCAAATACCCAAGTAATTGCAACACTTTTACAAGAATTAGGTATGAAATATGTACGATCTCAAAGGATCTGGAAGATGACACAGGACTATTTAAAGTGGGATGGGGATGATGCAACACAACTATTTGGCATAGGTAAGTATGGCAGTGATAGTTACAGGATATTTTACAAGAACGAGATACCTGACAACGTACAGGACAAGGAATTAAAAAAATATATCAATGGCAAAACTGACTAAAATATTCGGTCCACCTGGAACAGGTAAGACTTACAGATTACTTCAAAGGGTAAAAGCATATGTTCGAACTGGTACTCCATATCACCAGATTGGATATTTTGCTTTCACTAAAAAAGCCTCTGGGGTAGCGCGTGATAGGGTGGGAGTATCGGAAAAAACAGTTCCATACTTCCAAACTATCCATGCGTTTTGTTTTCATCTCTTGGGCATGAACGAAGAGCAGATTATGCAACCTTACAATTATGAGGAGATAGGAAAAAAATTAGGTATACGTGTAAACTTCTCTGATAAATACAACGAAGAACAAACGCACTATCTTACCTGCAACAATCCATACTTTCAAATGATAGGTAAAGCTATCAATCTGGACATAGACATAAGAGAATTATATAATAAAAACGAACATGATAGGAAAGTTATTGATTGGGGACCATTAAAAAATATTTCTAGATATTTAAAAGACTATAAAAAAGTAAACGAACTCATGGACTTTAACGATTTAATTAAAACGTTAATTGAAAAGCACGACAAGATACCAAAATTAAAAGCCATATTTATAGATGAAGCACAAGACCTATCTCCACTACAATGGAAACTGGTTGATATACTAAAGACTAAAACTGAGCATCTCTATCTAGCTGGTGATGATGACCAAGCCATTTATGCTTGGGCGGGAGCTGATGTTGATAGATTTATAACTGAACCTGCGAGAGAGATAGTATTAAAATATTCAAGACGTATATCAAAAGCTGTACAACAACAATCTGAAATACCCATTAGCCGTATAGCAGGCATCAGGAAACATAAAAAATATTTACCTCGACCTGTGGAGGGATCAGCTCAACACATAAATAATTTAGGTCAGGTTAATTTACAAGAAGGTAACTGGTTAATTTTATCTAGGACTAAAAGTAATTTGTTAACAATTATGGAAGAACTTAGACGTAAAAATTTATATTATCAGAGTAACAAAGGTAAAAGTTTTACAGTTGGAATTTATAATGCTGCAATAGCTTATACAAAATGGAAAACAGAAGAAACGCTAGAGGCAGCAGAGATAAATGATATTAAAGATTATATACCGAATGCAAAATTTTGGAACAAAGATAAAGAGTGGTATGATGTATTTACTGCAGCTCCGCACAAAGAAGTTTTGTACATTAGAAATATGTTAGCAGCAGGGGAAAAATTAAGTGGTAAAGCAAGGATATTTGTTTCTACAATTCATGCAGCAAAGGGTGGTGAAGAAGATAATGTAATTTTATCTTTGCATCAAAGCGCTAAAGTTCAGAAAGGAATCAAACAAAGTATTGACAAACAAGACGAAGAGCATAGAGTGTGGTATGTGGGCATATCTAGAGCAAGAAATAACCTATATAAATTAAAAGCTAAAAAAGTAATAAAGGAATATAAACTATGACACACAAAGATATATTTGAAGAATCGTTTCCACAATATACTCAGGTTGGCGGAAATCACTACACCAAGTTTCCTATTCAACCTTATGAGTTTATTTCAAAAAATGATTTATCTTTTTTTCAAGGCAACGTTATTAAATACGTTTGCAGGTATAAACGAAAAGGAGGTGCAGAAGATCTTAAAAAGATAGTACATTATTGTCAATTAGAAATGTTGAAATTGCAAGATGGAAGAAAAAATAAGTAAGAATAGAATATTAATTAATCATTCAAAATGGTTGAGAGATAATGGATTAACAGAAAAAGCTGATGAGTGTCTTAAACAAGCAAATGAACATACTGATGAGCGACAAGTAAACGGAAGGAAAAAATATGAAGCTACCAACTTACATGCAAGCTCAAACGGAGTGGGTGATGCACAAAGAATACCCAGACTTAAGAGAGCATGAAGAAATAGCTATCGACCTTGAAACAAAAGATACAGGTTTAAAATCATTAGGGTCAGGTGCAGTTGTAGGACGTGGAGAAGTTGTTGGGATAGCTGTAGCTGTTGAACATGGTAGTTGGTATTTTCCTATCGCTCACGCTGAAGGGCCAAACTCTAATCGAGAAAAAACTTTGGAATGGTTCAAAGATATTTTAAATTGCCCTGCTACAAAAATATTTCATAACGCTATGTACGACGTATGTTGGATACGTAAATTAGGTTTAAATATCAATGGTTTAATAGTAGATACTATGGTTGCGTGTTCACTCCTAGACGAAAATAGATTTTCATACACATTGAATACTTTGTCATGGCATTTTTTAAATAAAGGTAAAAATGAAAAGTCACTTATTGAAGCTGCAAAGCAAAGAGGATTAGATGCAAAAGCTGACATGTGGCAGTTGCCTGCTAGTGAAGTGGGTGCTTATGCAGAAAAAGATGCAGAATTAACTTTTGAACTTTGGCAGCATGTAAAAAAATTAATTGTTGAAGAAGACCTACAAGATATTTTTAATCTTGAGACAGATCTTTTTCCTTGTTTAGTTGATATGCGTTTCCTAGGGGTGCGGGTAGACGTTGAAGCAGCGAATCAATTAAAAAAAGAATTGACCACCAAAGAAGAATTGCTACTACACCAAGTGAAAAAAGAAACAGGAGTAGAAACTCAGATATGGGCTGCAAGATCGATTGCACAAGTTTTTGATAAGTTAAACTTACCTTACGATAAAACTGAGAAAACACAGTCACCTTCATTTACAAAAAATTTTCTTTCTAATCATAAACATCCTACGGTGCAATTAATAGCACAGGCTAGAAAAA